TACAGCAAAAAATAGAGAAAGTATACTAGCAGAACTGGAAGAAGCAATTAGGACTGATTTAATTAAGATTAATTCGACCCGAACTTGTGACGAACTAATGACCTTCATTATAAATGATAGTGGAAAGGTAGCGGCAGAGAGGAATCATCATGACGATCTAGTTATGAGTCTTGCCCTAGCTGTTCACGCTTATAAAAACTTATTGGACACAACTCCTCTTGAGTATGTGTCTTCCACAGGAAAAGAACAAAAACCACTAATGCCTAGTAAAAACTATAAGCATAGTTTTAAAACGGCATACGGTGGAATGACAGAGGAAGATTTCAAATGGCTGATGAAGTAGATGACGAATTGAATGACGAATTAAATGAAAGTGGTTATACTACTTTTGGTGGAACCATTAACAGGAGTGGGGGGTATTATACTCCCACAGGCCCCATAGGACGCTTCTTTGCTAAATTCTTTGCAACCAAAGCTCAGATAACTGTTCAAAGGGCTATTGATAAAGGTAAAGTGCTTCCTGAGACTGGGGACACTGTTGTTAGTACTGAGGTTATCAAAGATCAAGATATTGATAGTGGTCCTGCTATGGGAGGGGTTCAGAGAAACCCCATCCTCCCACAGCTAGAACTTAATAGAAGAAGACGCTACAAAGAATACGAAGAGATGGATGAATATCCTGAGATTGGTGCAGCGTTTGATATTTATGCTGATGATTCTTGTCAAAAGGGAACCCGCTCAGAGAGATGGACCATTAAATCAGAAAACGACTTGGTTGTTGATGAGATTAATACACTTTTTGAAAGAATTAATTTACATAGATTTCTTTGGGATATTATTAGAAACACAGTTAAATACGGAGATTGTTTTACTGAACTAGTGCTGGATGTAAATAAGCCCGAGGAAGGTATCAAAAAACTTAAAATCCTCAACCCTAACTGGATTCTCAGGGTCGAAAATGAATACGGGTATCTTAAAAAATTCCTACAAGAGATTCCTAATCTAGAGTCTCTCCAATACGCCGAAGTGGGACAATCCGAAGCGGCTAACCCTCTTAAGTACATTGAACTGGATAAGCATCAAATTGTCCACTTCAGATTACACACTTCAGACCCAATCTTTTATCCCTACGGCAAATCTATTGCTGCCCTATGTCATCGCGTGTTCCGCTCTCTTAAGATGATGGAAGATGCGATGATGATTTATAGACTTTCACGGGCTCCTGAAAGACGCATTTTCTATGTTGATACAGGCAACCTTCCTACTAGTAAGGCTGAGATGTTTATTGAGAGGCTAAAGCAGAAGTTTAAGAAAGAAAAGTATTATAATACTCCTAAAGGGACTATTGATGCACGATTTAACCCAATGTCTATGGATGAGGATTTCTTTGTTCCAACGAAGAATGGAAGGGGAACTAAAATTGACACACTTCCTGGGGCAACTAACCTAGGGGAGATTGAAGATGTTAGGTATTACCGAGATAAGCTTCTCGCAGCGTTGAAGGTTCCTAAGGACTACCTTGTGGAGAAGGACAAATCCCCAGAACGAAAAGCTAACCTTTCCCAGCTTGATGTTAAGTTTGCCAGAACTATCCAAAGAGTTCAGGTTGACATTGAGGCTGGTTTAGAGAGTTTAGCCAAACGCCACTTACAATTACGGGGTTATCCTGCTGCTTTAATCAAAAAGCTAAGAATTGTTCTTCCTGAGCCCTCTGATATGTCTGCTAAGAGGAAGCTGGATATTGATGAGCAAAAAACCAGAGTTATTCAAGCCGTTATAGGATTAACTCTTTTCTCTAAAGAATCTATTTATAGAGAGTTCTACGACATGACAGATGAAGAAATTCGAAGAATGGAGTCTGAACTTGAAGAAGATCAGAAGAAGGCTCTGGAGTTGCAGCAGGAACAGGCAGAAATAGCGGCTGAAGCTGGTGGTGGTGCTGGTGGTGGTGCTGGTCCTGCTCCTGGAGAGGCTGGGGGGCAAGAACCTGCTGAAAATGTACCCCCCACAGCAAATGAAAATAAAGTTTCTGATTTGGAAACTTTGAGAGATTCAGTTCTAGAAGAAGACAAAAAAGAAGTAATTTCTAGGATAATTAAAAAACAACAACAAAAAGCGTAGATTAAGGCTAGAAACTAACATATATAAGTTTAGAGTCTGTAAAAATGGAGATTAAAAATGTTTGCGAAACTATTTGAAGAAAGAGATAAAACTATTACTCACCTTGTTAAGTTAGGTGATTGCGTAGCCAGATCTCTGCGAGAGAATGTAAGCTTGTTTGCTATTGATAGCAATAATTCACAAGTATCATATCTAACAGAGAGTGGTAAAGTTATTAGTGGAGAGTATTCCATTGACCAAGATGTAAAGCTTGATTCTATCAAGGTTCAGGATTCTTCAGTATTTGAAGATGGTGAACAGCTAGACACTTTTGTTAATGAGAAAATTCACACTTTTATCGAAAGCATTCATTATGGGGAATATTCCTCCGCTGATGATTCCTTCTCCGATGTATTATCTCTTTGGGAAAACCGTCTTAAGTTATCAACAGTCCAGGCTAAACTTTATGAGCAATCTAGTAGATTAGCAGATGTTGAAAAGATTATTGAATCTTCCGAGTTTCAAAAACTCGTTGAGATTTCTCCCCAACTTCAAGAGTTCTTAAAAGAAAACTTTGAGAAGATTACCTTGGTTCCTGAAGTTAGAAACGCTATAAACCTTTCTAATGCAGTTTCTCAAGCATTTAATTTTCCAAAAATAACTTTAGAAGAGCTTGAAGAGAATAAAACCTATACTCTGAAAGACGGGGTTACTCCTTCTATTTATGAGATGGTTTGTCGCCAAGAGTTAGTAAAACGAGAGCTTATTGAATCTAAGAAAAGCTTTGATATGATCTGGGCTGATAATGCTTCTATTCAAAAACTGGCTGGGATGATTTTTGAAAATGATGAGTCCGTTGTTGGAGCTTTGTCAGAGGCTCTTAAAGATATTCCTTATCTTGCTCTGGCTTCTAAGAAAAGCTTATTTAATACTTTTTCTAATTGTCTTTCCCATGCAGATGGTATTGGTGTTTCTGACAAGGATATTCAAGGTTTTGCCTCGCGCATCTTTGAATATAAGAAAGATGTTAAGAAAGAGTTTATTCAAAATATTAACGAGAAATATGGAGTTAATATCCAGAACCTACAAAACCCTGCATCCTTCAAGAGCTTGGCTAATACTCAGGTAGTAATTTTTGAAGCACTTTCCCGACTATCTCCTAAGGGTTCAGTGCTTAAAGAAGTTCTTTCTGAAATGGCACAGGGCTTGAAAACAAAGTCTGGTGTTGAATGTATTGATGTTAACGAATACCTCTTAGAGATGTTTGTTCGGGCTGGGTACGATGAGGTTTTAGAGGAAGCTTCCGCAAATTCTACTACAAAAGTAGATTTCAAACGAGTTAATAAAGATCTTACTGATATTAAAGATTTAGTGAAAAATCTTGAAGCTACAGTTAAAGACCAAGAATATCCCAGTGATGAGACTTTAGATGATAAAGCATTAGCGGACAAAGAATCTCAGGAAACCCCCGAGGCTCCTCCTGCTGAAGAAGCTCCCGCTGATCTTCCTCCTGGAGAGGATCCTGCTGCTGTTCCTCCTGAAGAGGAGCAAGAGGCTGTGGGTGGTCCTCCTGAAGCTCCTGCTGAAGAGGATTCCGAAGAGGAAGAAGGGGTACGCTCCGTTGGAACCCAAAAAGATCTCGTTAGCGATATAGGGGATCTTGAAGATATGGTAGCCAATATGGCTGCTGAACTTGCTGATGATGACGAAGAGGAGGGCAAATAATGGCTTACGATCTTGTAACAGGACAAAGAACTTTTTGTTTAGGTCTCTCTGGTCTAGGAACAATAGATGAAACAGAAACTATGGATGTTCCTTTTGTTGATTCTGGTGGAAATCTTATAAAATGTAGCTATATTTCAATAAAAAGTTTTTCTAAAAAACCTGCATTAAATGCTGCGATCTTAGTAGAACTTAGTGGGGTTTCTCATGTTGGGGATGCAGTAACTAATTCGCTTTCTGCTATTAGGGCGACTCCTGCCACAAGTGGCGTTTGTGGGTTTGCTCTTCCTGTTGCTTATTTAACGCTGTTGCTGCATATTTACAAACTGGGGCATCAGAATGGCATGGTAGTAATGGGCAAGTTGCTACTGGGGTAAGATTAGTTATTACTAATGTTGGGCCGATCACCCCATATTTTATTATGTTCACCTATGGAAACCTGTTCCCACTAAATTCATTAAGACTTGAACAATCATACGATGCGGGAGTCTAGCCTGGAGGCTTTTTAAGTGGAAGTCTCTAGTGGATTTGTTTGGGCCGATGTTGATGCTGCTGGTCAAGGTACTGGTCTATCAGCGATGCTTGGGGTAGATGTAATTGCTAGTAGCGTTTTAACTACAAATATTAGAAATACTGTTAGTGGGCTTGAGGGAGTATCGGGTACTGTTTATCAGGCTTCAAGCGGCTGGGGAACGGCTGGGGCTATTGATTCCAATCTTAGTGGTGGGTGGGAATCAACTAAAAATAGTGTAAGTAGTACAACTGATGGGTCAGCTTTTTGGATCTCTGGTTATAATTATAGTTTATCTGCTTGGGACACTGTTAAGGATAATTCAGG